GATGTTGTTACAGGATTAGTAGGAATTGCTGTATAACTACCACCATTTCCTGTAGATGTAATACCTGTTACTACACCACCTGATACAGTTGATACAGTAAATGTAGAGCCTGTTCCACTAATTCCTGTAACTGTTAATGTATTACCTACTGTGTATCCTGTCCCACCATTAGCAATAGTTGCTGTTGTTGTTCCCATAGCACTTACTGCTACAACTGCTTGAACACCACCTGCTGTAGTTGGTGGAGATACTGTTACTGTCGGAAATGAAGAATACCCACTACCTGTTGCTGTCCTAGTAATAGCTGTTACTGTTCCACCATTACTTATATTTACACCACTACTACCTGCGGCTAGGTCTATAGCACCTGTGCCTTTAGGTTGGAAAGTACTTATTGGTGTAATTCTTAATTGTTCAATTCCAAGACCAAAAAATCTGTGAGTATTTCCAAGATATTGCATGTTATACCATGCCACAGCAGGTGCTATTGACATTAAACTTGTGCCTTGTGTTGTATCAAAAGCAACACCAAATGCTCCTGAACCTGCACCTGTAGCTAAATTAACATTACCAAATAATGATACTTTAGTATCCCATGATGAACCAGCAGCAAAGTTAGTTCCAAGTTTTACACCGAATTGACCTACAGTAGATGTGTCTGCAATAGTAGCTGTGCCACTTGTGGTTAATGTCGTAAACTTACCTGTAGTAGCTGTAGTAGCACCTATAGTGGTGTTGTTTATAGTGCCACCTGTGATAGCTACAGAACTTGATGATAATGTTGTGCCATTAAATGTAAGGTTAGCAGAGTCTACTAGGTTACCACCTGTTCCTGCATAGGTTACTCTACCTGATGTTAAACCTGTATCTGTTAAATCTGTAAACTTACCTGTATTAGGAGTGACATCACCTATTGGAGTTGGACTAGATAGATAGTCTTCAATACCAAGTTCTGTTAATGATAATGTACTATTTTTTAAACTTTGTATGATTAAATCTTTTTTATCATTAGGGATAACATCCCCAGCATTAATTTCTTGACCATTAGATAAAGTAATTACAAGTGATCCATCAAAGTCAACACGAGCATCGGTAACAGATATACCATCAACGCCATCTTTGCCGTTAACACCTTGCTTACCATCTTTACCAGCTACTCCGTCAATCCCTTTTGGACCTTGAGGACCTACAGCACCCTTGTCTCCCTTATCACCTTTATCTCCCTTAGGAGCATTAATGGTGACAGATTGAATCTCAGCTAAAACAATTTCTTTAATCTTAGCAAGTTCATCTTCAATGTCAATTTCATCAGGTAGTTCAAATGTCTCTATAACTTCTTGAGGTAAAGCAATAGGAGAAGGGGCAGAAGCCTTCTTCTCTAATTCTTCTAATAGAGCAATTTGCTCTTTCTTAGTTAAACTAAATACATCTTCAAGTAAACTCATTATTGAGGAGTAGCCTTTTTATTCATTTGAAGTTTAACAATCTCAGCGTTTTGAGCCATGTCTTGTTCTTTTAAACTAATTGACTTTTCTTTTAAAAGTAAGTCAGCTATCTTAGCTCTACGTTCAAACTCTTTATCATCTGCAGCACCTGCATCTAAGTTATTAGATAAAGCCATAGCAAGTTTAGCTTTGGTTTCATCAGGAATAAACTGAGTCTCAACATTAGTTTGTTGAGCTTCTGCTGCTTGTTTCTGAGCTCTAGAATTAAACTCATTAATTTGAGATTGAACAAGACCTGCTTGTAATTGCATTTGCATTTGCTGAGCTTGTTGTTGTTCTGGAGTAGGTTTCATTGACTCTTCTAAGTTTGCTAATAGTTCTTCTCTATTTGCTAAACTAGAAGTACCAATAATACCCTTCATTAAGATAGGAACAAGAGGACTATCAGGTCCAAGTGTTTTCATTAAATTAATAAATTGCATTTGTTCTACTTCACGAGCTAACATACCTAAGGTTGAAGATGGAATAAATTTCCAATCTTGAACAGGAAAGTGTTCAGGATCAAACTGCATAAATCTCCAAGCACTTTTTTCAATAAATGGAATAAGGAACTGATCTTGAAAATTAACAAGTGTTCTTTTATTTTTCTTTAAGATTGATGAAAGAGTGATTGAGAGTTCACCACCAGCAGGTTGTGTTTGTGTAGATTGTGTATCTAATGTACCTGTAGCTTGTAATAACATAGTTTCAAATGCTTGTGCAGTTTGAATGTTACTACCATCAGTCTGTCCAAATTTAAATGGCATTAAGATTTCACCAGGATTACCATTTGTTAAAATAGATTTACCTGGTTTAATCTCAAACTTAGAGCCACGAGGTAGGCGAGTAGCATCCATACCCATCATAGGTACAGTTGTAAGTGCTAGTGAGTCAAGATGGCTACGGAGTTGAGCATCAATAGCTTTTTGCATATTGTAACCCTTCTCTGCAACGCCACGACCCCAGAATCTATTAGGCACTGTATCATCTTGATAAGCAATGACTGGACGATCCTTCATCATGTAAGGACTGCGTTCAGCTTTTAATAAAAACTTTTCATTACCAATAACAACAATAGCTTCTACTAAATCACCGTAATCTTCCATAAGGTCAGATTTATCAGAGTCTTCATCATCTTTAAATATTTCTTCTACATCATTTTCACCTTGATTATCTAAAAGTTTAGAAGGAACTAAACCATAGTAACGAAGTACTTTAACTTTATCATAAGTATATTTTTCATCTATCCATGAAGCTTCTAAATCATCATCAGGTGTAGCACGATCTTCTATATCTGTATCTTTATAAATACCAGCTTTAACAGCTTCAGCTACTTTGTGTGCTGATACAAACTCTTCAATAGCTACACCAAGAGCATCTTCAATAGAAGTTGCTGATGGATCAATAAGAAAGTTTTGTGGTGAGATTGGTTTTAAAACAACACTAACTCTTTCTTTTGTTTCTACACCAATAGCATTTGCATTAACATCAGGCATAGGTCTTGTTGCTGGAATAAGTTCTTTTTCTTTTTTAATTGTTATTTCACCAATACCAGTACCATAGATAGAAGCTAATAAACAAACATCACCTACTGCTTTACGAAGTTTAGTTTTCTTAAAATTTTCTTTCATGTACTTTTTAAGGTACTCAATATCTTTTGGATCTTGATCATCCATGTCATCTTTAATATCAAAGAGATGATCCCCTTGACCAAAAATAGCTTCTTCAATCTCAGCAGTATGATTTTCAATAGCTTGTTGTAAAGCTGGCGATGTAATACGGCTTCTCTCTGAGTCTCTTAAACGATCTTCAGCAGCCCACTCACCTCTCCAAAGACGTTCATATTCTTTCCAAACTGAAAGATAATTAGTATCCCTGTGGAGTCTCCACTCTTCAATGCTATAATTAATCCAGTCTACTAATTTATTCTGTGCCATGTTTGTCCTTTATTAATATCCAGTAACTCTATCTAAAACTTGGTATTCTTCTTCTTCATAATCTTGAAAGTACTCTACTATTTGAATCTGATCTATATACGCTAAAGCATCCACCAAGTCATCATGAAGCAAATGATTAGGAAAATTAACAAGCTGATCAAGAAACTCATTGTTCCAGTCTCCTTCGTTAAGTGTAACTTTACCATGTTCAAATCTACCTTGTAGAGCCCACACTATACGATCAGTTTTCTTTTGGTTTCCATGAGTAACATCATCTATTCTAAAATAGTGATTGTTCCTTCTCATTAAATCCATAAGATAAGGAAGAGCTGCGTTCTTTAAACTTCCCTTTTCAATACCTACAGCAACTGGTTCATACTTTATTACTGTCTTAATAATCTGTTCGCAAGTCTCTTTAATGTCCCAGCGACCATGAATAATATCTGCAACCCACCAACCACCTTCGTGGACTTTAACAACTGCTATCGCTGTTTCATCCAGTTTGCTATTCTTATTACCCGACTCTTTATCGACATTAATGAAGCCAGCCAAGTCAACTGTAATAAAAAAACGACCATCACTAGGTTCTTCATCATCTATCTTTATCCATTCTTCTTTAAAGATATCTCTACTTGCTGCTTCAAAGGAAGCCATAAACTCTTGCCTAAAAGCAAAACTAGACATAGATTGTTTAGCAGCTTCAATTTCTTTTGCAGGAATAAGTGGGTTATCATAAGATGAATAATGAAACCCTGTCCACTCTGCATCTTTAGCACTCTCTGCATATTTATATAATTCGTAGAAGTGATTACGCCCTTTAGGGGTTCCTATGAACATAGCTCCGCCTTGTACATCGGCTAGAGCTGGTCGTAAGATTTGTTCCCAAACATTTGGTTTAATGTCTGCGTACTCATCAATCACTACATAAGCTAGACCCATACCACGAAGTGTATCAGGTCTGTCTGCACCCTTTAAGAAAATCTTTCTTCCATTTACTAAAGTCAGGATAGAAGTGTTTTCATGTGCAGCACTTATTACTTCATGCCCTAGTTCCTTTAGTAACCCCCAAAGAATGTCTTTAGCTTGTTGGTAGGTTGGAGCAACATAAAACACATCTTTACTTTTACTCTTTAACGCTTCAATGAGAAGCATCCATGCAGCTAGTCTACTTTTACCAAACCGTCTACCTGCTGCTACAACTTTAAAACGAGTCTTGTTATTAAAGACCTCAAGTTGTTTATCATGTAATTTTACCTGAAGACTAGTCATCGTTATCTGTTACTTCTTCATACTCAACATCAACTAACTCTTCATCTACCTCTTCTTCAGAAGATTGAATTGTAGTTTCACCTACACCCATAATCTGAATTGATATCTGATTTGATTTTCCTTTAACCTTAGCTAGATAGTCTGTC